CCGCATCGTTGTCGCCGCCGAAGACCGTGCGCAGAATCAGGAGCAGGCAGTTGACATTGGCGTGGCGGCTGGCGATTTTGCTCACCTGCAAATAATGATCAATTGCCTTACCAACTGGGAGCGCCGTGGATCGCATGGCGTGATCTTTGAGGGCTGCGATGCCCTTGATGGCCGTGGCGTTAAGGATGACCTGCGCCTTGGCCTTGGCCATGTCGAGGTTGGCGGTGCCGAGCGAGACCCGCTGCCGCTTGCGCAGGCCGGGATGGTAGAACTTGAGTTGCCAGCGCGGCGAGGCGCCCGTGGTGTAAATGCGTCCGGTGATGCCGCTGCCCTTGATCGTGTGCATGCCGCTCTTTCGCACGGCAAAAACGGCGCGTCAAATAGTTTGGCAGAACTTTGGTCGAAACTTTGGCAAAATGTGAGTGAAACCAAATGCAACCAGACGCAATGTTTTGCACTCTCGTCACAAGAATTTGATAGTTCGCCGGCATAGCATAGCGGTAGTGCACCTGATTTGTTCTCAGGTGATTTTGCCGGGTTTACTCAGACGTGCTAAGGGGTATGGCCAATAGTTTGGCAGTATTCAGACTTGACTTTTGATAGCTGATCTGTCATAATAGACGTTGACAAAGTGGGTTGCTGCCCACTCTGCCAACTAACTTCAACCATGAGATACCATGATCAAAGCTACGTCTATTATGCCCGTCACTCGACGCGGCGTCAATTCCAATAAGCCCCTCAAGCGCGGCGACACCCGTCCAGACGGCCTAGTCTTTTGGGCATACCGCAAGAGTAGTGAGCATTGGATTGCGCCAGAAGACCTCAAGGCCCGCCGCGAACGGGTGCGCCTTGCCGTTGCTGCGCATTACTACCGAAACATTGAGACCCAGCGCCAGAAGGCCCGAGAGCGCCAACAGACGCCGCGCGTCCAGCTTATACGGAAGGCTTACAAGGCTCGCGAGGATGTCCGAGAGCGCCGCCGCGCCTTGGATCGCCAGCGCCTAGCCAAGCTGCGCAAAGAAAGCCCCGAATACCGGCTGGCCTGCTCTGTCCGCCGCCGCATGCTCAATGCCCTGCATGGCCATCTAAAGGCCGACAAGTCAATGGTGCTCCTCGGTTGCTCGCCCGCCGACCTGCGCCTGTGCCTCGAAGCCCGTTTTGAACCCGGCATGACATGGGAGAACTACGGCACCGTGTGGCAGGTTGACCATGTAATTCCCCTCGCCACCTACGACCTCACCGATCCCGCCCAACAGCGCGAAGCCTTCCACTACACCAACCTCCAGCCGCTCTGGGCGAGCGCCAATATGGCCAAGAGCGACACGGTGGAGGGCGAGGACATCGTGCTAGGGATGCTTGCGGCTTAGGCAAAAAGAAAGGGCCAGCCGTAGCTGACCCTTAGTCTCTTTCTGGACGTGCCAGATGAGCTATTTGTTACGCTTTGGCGCAACAAGTTTTTCTGGGAAAAATATCTGAAACGTCACCTCGCCGCCGTCTTCCAACCGCAAGCCGTCATATCCTTGAGCGATAAGCTGGTCGGTCGAAAACTTATCTGTCTCATTCCAACCTCCCAGCTTGAGCCTGTTTTCATCCAGCAATCGCTCCACGATAGCGCCCTTGCCCGTAGCTGCAACATTGCCCGACTCAATCGCGCTTTTGTCCGTTGTAAACCAAATGGTGCCATCTGCTGCGCTACTTACGTCAAAACCGGCCTTTGCTATTACTTTAGCCGCCTGCGCGCTTGTGCCGTGGTATATGCGAGTCATCTGCGAGGATGCTACTGTGCCTTTGCTGCTTACGCCAACATCCGGCATAGCCTGCCCACGCGGGGCGGCTGACTTCGGCTTGCGAAGGCTGATGTCCCGCAGACGGTTGAGCAGTGCCTCGTAGCCTTCGCGCGTGTAGCTTGCGCCCTCGCCAGCCGTGGCTGGTTTGTTTTCGCTATCAAAGACTAGGCCGCGCATCGGCTCATCCGAGTGCAGCCAGTCGAAGAACTCCTTCACCGGAATGCGCTGGCGATACATGGAGTTGCGCGTGTCAACGAAGCCAACAAGGGCGTTCCTGTCCTCGTTGATGTCCATATCGGCGTAGGCGTTGGCCAGCACCGCACCGAGGTCGTCGCCGGCCTCATTGATAAATTGCTCCATGGGAACGTAGCGGCGGGGCGCACTAGGCATCCCATCACCCCTACCAGAAACCGGAGCATCCGGCGCACCCTGCGTGCGCCCCTTCGGCCCCTCACCAAACAAATCCGTAATGATCGACAGGTCAATCGCCCCGGACTGGCCGCGCAGATTGGGCCGGAAGCGGGTGCTCGGCGGCACCACATCGCTCCCCATATCCGGCATCGGCTTGGGCGGCGGCTGGGTGAAGGTGCCGTCGGCGTTGTTGCCGACCATGTTGTGGCCGCGGCGGCCGGTGGGCTGGATTGTTTCGACCAGCTCGATACGGGCCTCGCGCACAATGCCATCTGTCTTGAGCACGCCCTCAAAGATGTTGCCGCGGCGCCCCTCGACAAGTCCCTCAGCAATGCGCCGACGCTCCGGCGTCAGTCCGGTTCCCAAGTCGGCGCCGGCGCGACGGTTGCCCAAGTAGACATCTACATCGGCCATGATGCCGGCAATACTGTAGCCGGGGCCGCCGCTGTTGGGATCAAGTGCCGGATGCTTTTTGTCGATCACCGTCAACACGTTGTTGCGTAGGGTTGTGTAGTCGGCGATCTGCACGTTGAGGTTGCCGCCGCCCTTGTATTTCTCGCGCTTGCGTCCCGTCGTGGCGTTCCAGCGCAAGATGCGGCCCTCGCGAGTGATGGCTCCGTATTGCGGAGCCTCGCGCTTGGTCACATCGGCCGACTTGCCAATGGCGTCCCAGCGCATCACCACATACTCGCCGCTGTCCATGTAGCGCTGGATCTCGTCAATCTTCGGCAGCTCATTGCGCCAGTGGTTGGCCAAGCGGATACGATCCGGCAGCCGCATGCCCGCCAAGACGCGCCTGTTGCCCTCTTGTCGCCAGCCAAAGTTCGGATCAGTTGGCGCTAGGTCCGGCCCGTCCGGCCCGCCGGCGAGGTCCATGATCTGCCGCGCCCGCAGCGGGGCGTCGGTCATGCTCAACTCAATCGCCGCCGCCCGCTCCGGCGAGACCGGCTCGGCGACCGGCGTCTCGTTGGCCGGGTCGCGGCGCATCTTGTTGTAGCCCTCGGTGTAATTCTTCAGCCCCTGCGCCACGGTGGGGTCGTCGGCGGCGGCGGGGTTGGTGCGCTTGATCGAGTCCGGCGTGTCCAGCGGTCGGCCCGTCTCCGGGTCGATGCGCACGCCGCTGATCATCAAGCCGCGGGCCTGGGCGCCGAGCACGTTCTCAAGGTGGGTGATCGGGTTGTTGCCCTTGGGCAGCCCACGCCGCATGCGGTTCCAGTCCACAATGCCGCTGCTCAAATCCTCCGCGGCGATGGCTTGGCGGCTCCAGATGTTGGCATCACCAAATTCGGTCTGCGACTGCGAGCGCAGCATGGCGAGGCGCAGGTCGATCTCCGCGTCCGTTGCGCCGCCCTTCACGCCCTGCTTGGCATACTTGGCATCGATCTCAGCCTTGGCAATCGCCCGCTCGCGCGCGGCGATTTGGTCCGGCGTGTAAAGCGTTTCGACCGAATTGATCATCGCTGCTACCTGCCGGTCGGGCAGGCTCTCGCTCTGCAGGAATGCGCGCCCAAGGTCGCCGGCTTTGATCGACCCAGCGTCCTCCACATTGACAAAGACCCGTGGGCGCTCGCCGTCTGGGGCGTGCAGAAAGATGGGGCCGGAATTGTTTGGGTTGAGCGCCTTGCGGTTGGCCTCAAAGTCCGCAGCGTTGAGCGGCACGAAGTCCGTTGTGTCGCGGAAGTATCCCTGCACCGCGGCAAACTCATTGAGCCGGTCGGGCGAAAGATTGTTCACCATGGCCGACACATCGCCACCGGACAGCTCGACCTCGGTCAGCGCGCGCATCACCTCGCCATCGGGATCGGCCTGCGGAGCGCGCTTGCGCGGCACCGTCTCGCCCATGCCCTGCACCTCGGCCAGCATCCGGCCCACATCGCTGTCAGCCGCCATGGCGCGACGCCCAGCAGTGCCAGACACGCGGCCCGCCACGCCCATCGGGGCGCCGATCACCGCACCCAGCCCGAGCATAAGGTTGGCCGCGTCCTCCTCGCCGGCCGCCCGCAGCGGTTCGCTGAACGGCACGTTGGCCAGCGTGCCCTTGACCGCGCCGCTCGCCGCCGCACTGGTCCCGCGCACCGCTTGCACCGCGCGCCAATCGGCAAGGTTGCCAAAAAGTTTCCGCGCCCGCGGCGACAGGCTCATGTCCTTCGACAAGCGCGCCGGCGTTGATTCCATCGCCGTATACACGCTCGGACGCACCAGCGGGTCTTTGTAGCGCAGCGGCACACTCGGATTGGCCGCAACCGCCGCGCGCGCACCTCTGTCGATGGCGTTGCCGGGTCCGGCACTCTCGCGCAACAAGTAAGCCGCCTTGCCGCCATACTTGCCGTAGCCGCGCAGAAGCCAGCCACCGCCAGCCACCATACCCCAAAGCCCCAGTCCTGCGTTCAGCGCGCTGACCGCTTGGCGGACCTCGTCAGACTCTGACTGCGTGCCCATCACGTTGGCCACGCCGGCGCTGCCCAAGATGGTGCCCATGCGCCTGGCTCGCGTGACAAACTTTGCCTTCTTCGCAGCATCGGCTGTGCCTACCACCATGCGGGCGGCAGCGGCCGTCTTTTCCAAGGTTGCCGCCGTCGCCCCTTTCATCGCCGCGCTCAAGCCAAAGCGCGCTGGCGCCAGCATTCCGGTGGCAACCACGCCCGGATCAAGGAACATCTGCGCCACCATCGACTGCCCCTCCATCGGCAGCGACTGTTGCGCGTTGAGCGCCTGCAGATACTTGGTGCCAAAAGCCGTGTCGGTAAAGCCCGCCGCCGCCTTGGACAGCACTTCGGTCACGATCTCTGGCCGGTTCGGCGCCTGCAATCCCAGCACCGTGCCCTCGCCGGACAGCACCTCGTCCAGCGCACGGTTCTGCTCGCGCTTGCCGATAAACTGTTCGTATTCGTAATCCTCGAGGTCAGCCTCCGTTGCCACCTGCAGTGTTTTGCCCTGCTGCTTGTAGTTCGCAACGATGTCGTAGACGTTTTGACCGGCGCCACCGAAAGACGCCTGCCGCCCGACGCCCATGATCGACGGCATGACAAACTCGCCCGTCTCCTTCACCCGATACTTCGGCGCGTTGGCCATGATGCCATCGCGCAGGGACTTGTAAAAATCATCAGTCCAAGCCGCACCCATCGCCAGCGTGGCGGGCAGGCGGCGGACGGTTTCGGAAATGGCCAGTGGCGGATTGGCCGTGTTGGGGCGATCCTCAATGCCCATGATGCGGCGATTCACCGCAGGCATCCCTGGCACCGGCCCCATCAGCGAGGCCAAATCCTCCATGTTCTGCCAGCTCGTCTTGCCTTCGTTCTCTGGATCGTATTTCCAGAGCATGGTGTTAATGCCGTCCGCGACCGTCTCGATCATGCTGCCGACCGCATCCATCATGCCCGGCTTGGGCGGCAGCGCCCCCTGCTTTTGCAGATCGGCGATCAGTGCCTTGTTGTTGAAGTAGGTCTGCTTGTCCGGCGCGGGAGTCCGCCAGTCATACATGCTGGTCGCATCTTCAGCCAAGAGCTGGTTGACATCGACCTCCTCTGCCGGCTCAGGCTCCATGGCCAGCAACTCCTCAAGGTCAACCTCCCGCTGCGGCGCAGGCGCAGGCGTAGGAGATGGCGACCCAGACGGCACGGCGCTAGGAGTCTCAGCCTGCGGAAGCTCTGGCGCCTCGTTCAAGCTAAGGATGTCGGCCAGATCCTGTTCTTGAGCGGCCATTGGCTACAGACCCAACTGCGAAATTTCTTCTGCGGTCAGCTCGACACCCTTGCCGTTGGGCATTGCCTTAAACATCTTGCCGTCCTTGCGGCGGATGACCGGCGCGCCATTGAGCATCACTTGAGATCCATCAGAGCCTTTGACGCCCAGCTTTTGCACACTAAGCTCAAACAAATTCGGCGCTGGCGGATTCTTGACCGCCTCTTCCATCTGCTTGGCCTCCGGCAGCGGAATGCCAGCCGCTTCCATCTGCTGGCGCAGCACGCCCATGCGCTCTTGAGAGCCGCCCAACATAGTCTCAAGCTGCGCGCTATAGTCAGGAGTTCCATCGTAGCCCAAAACTTTCGCCCCCAAATCCAGCGGATTGTATTCGCGCAGATTGAAGGGCACGAGCGGCACCCGCGACGACACCGTGCCCACCAGCCGCTTGGCATCCGCCACCGCAGCCGTCGAGGTGCCCTTGATCATCCGCTGGCCGATGCTAGCCGCCAGTCCATCGATGGCATTGATGGCTGTAGCCCGCTGCGCGCGGGTTGCATTTTTGTCATTCAGCGTGGCGATGTGCCGCTGATACTGTAGCTCCTGCAAATAGTTTTGCTGAATCTCGCCTTGCTTTACCGCCGCCTCAGCCTGCTTGGCCGCCAAGTCCGCCCGGTTCGCCGGATCTTGCGCCTGCATCTCGCGCTCGCGCTGGGCTTTCATGGCTTCGGCAGCCGCGTTGCGCTCGGACTTCAGCGTCTCGGTCATGTCGGTCGCCATTTTTGCTGGCGTGGTGCCGATCTCTAGCATGTTGAACTTTTCCCACTCCAACTTGCGCGCCTCTGGCCACGCCTCGTTGTAGGGCTGGTAAAGGAAATCGGTGTTCGCCTGCGCGCCGGTCGGGGCGATACGGAAGCTGTCAAACTCCTCGAGTGGCGGCGCGCCGCTCATATCGACGCCCATGCCGGCCAAAGAATTGTGCAGGCTATTCTGGCTTGCTTGATTAAGTGGTTGGCTCATTAGATTCCGGGGGGATAGGGCAGCGGGTCTAGCCCCTGTTTTTGACGGTCACGATTGCGCGCATCCCACGAAGCGCGGCCGCCAGGCACGCGCGGCGCGGCACCGGGCGCACCCTGCACGGCCGGCAGCGGCGTGTCCGCCTCCGGCAGCGGGACCGTGTTGGCGGGATCACCGGCACCGGCAGGCATGGGAGAACCCGGCGTCACCGTCCGGTTGCCCGAAGCCGTGTTGGTCATATCATCCAGCGCCGTGTTGATGAACGGCTGGTTGCGCTGCACGCCAAGGCGGTCCTGCCCGAGCTGCATGTTAATCAACGAGGGCATCATCGGCATCATCATCTCGGAGACTTGGAACCAGTCGCGGTCGCTTTTTATTTTTCCGCCGGCCACGGCTTCAAGCTGATCCATCGAAATGCCAAGCGAGGGAGAGACGACCTTGAAGACGTCCTTGAACGCGCGGCCCTTGGCCTTCTGGCCTTCGATCTCGCCATACATGCCGCCGATGGACGCCAGCGCCCCGCCAATATCCTGCCCCATTTGCCCCATCATCTGCGCATTCGCCTGCGCCGCCCTCATGGCATACTCGCCGCGCATGTCGTTTACTTGTGGATTGTATTGTATCATCGTGTTGTTTTCTAAGCCGCCACGCGGCCGTCTGTGATTTTGGCGATGGGGCGACCGGCCACATCTTCTGATTTGTGCGTAAAGCCTTGCTCGGGAATTGCGTGGTCTTCGTAGGGTAGGTAGGCCGACACGTTGTTGACCTCCGCGTTGACCTTCGGGCACCACACCGTGGCGTGGCCGCGGCGGCTCATGCAGGCCGTGCAAACGTGCAGGTAGTCGGCGTTGCGGGAGCGGTCGGCCAAGTGGTCCCAGCGCCCCATGCTATCCTTACCGTAGCGGGTATCGTCGTTCGGCACGCCGGCGGCTTCGAGGTAAGACCAGACATCGTTGTCGGTCCAATCCCGCAGGAGGAAAAGCTGGTCCGGCCCATCCGGTATCCGGCGCACGTCCATCGCCAGCGGCACTTGGCCTTTGATCGGGTCAACGTCGGCCGACTTTTGGCCGTGGAAGCAGGCGTCCCAAGGCCAGGCGAAGGTGCCGAGCGGACGCTGCAAGACATCCATGCCGCACCGCCAAGGCTTGCCCTCCACCGGAGCTTGCGTGCCGACCGCCACCATGCATGCCGTCTGCTGGCCCCACTGCATGTATTTAAGAAAGTCAATCTGGTGCGAACCATCCGGCGCCGTGCCATCGGTGAGCGTCACGCGGCTGGGCGCCCAGTCATAAACATCCAGCTCCCACTCGCGGATCAGCCGGTCACTCAGCCCGTAGCGGTCCCGCATCCACGGCTCCCGCCACTGCACGCAGGGCAGCTTCACGCCGACCTCATGGATGAGCAGGTGCAGGAGCGCCGTCGAGTCCTTGCCGCCGGACCACAGCACCGCCGGGTTGCGGTAATGCTGCAACCAGTCTTCGGCCTTGCGGCAGGTGTCTGTGATGAGGTTGGTCATTAGATTGCGAGGCCGACGCCAGCCAGCGCGCCACCACCGATCCCGCCCCACATTCCCATCATACCCGCATTCTGCGTGGCATTGGCCGCCATGCGCGCGGCCTGCAGGTTTTGGTTGCCCAAGAAGAGCGAGGCGGCGGCGTTGGCGTTGAATCCCTGCGCGGCGAGGTTGTTTTGCGCCCAGGTGCTGCCGAGTCCGGCGCCGGCGCTGATCGACTGTGATCCGGTCGGCTCGCCGCTGCCATACATGCCGAGCAGCATCTGGTAGGGGTTGGCTTGGCCGGCCATCTGCGACTGCATGAGCGCGGCCCCGAGACCCTCCTGCCGCAGCCCCTGCTGGGTATTGTAGGCGTCGCCAAACATGGCCAAGTTCTGCTGCGCGCCTTGGAGTTGCGCCTGCTGGTTGTTGACGCCGGCCTGAAAGTTTCCGGTGGCGTTGAACTGGTTGTTCTGCTGCGCGTTGGCCGCGTTGAACTGGTTGTTCTGCTGCGACAGCTCGCCCTGCGCCAACCTGAATTGCCCGGCCATCTGCATGTTGGCTTGGTTGGCGGCTTGTTGGTTGCCGGCGTTGAATTGATTCATCTGGTTGGCGGACTGCATGTTCGCCAAGTTCATCGCCTGTTGGTTCCCTGCGTTGAACTGGTTGGTGCCGAATTGCGTCTGCTGGTTACCTTGGGCGGCGGCCAGCGCGGCGGACTGGTTGGCCAAGGATGCCTGCTGCTGGTTGGCCGCGTTGAACTGGTTGCCTTGGTTTAGCGCCTGCAGGTTGGCCAAGTTCATGGCTTGCTGATTGCCCGCGTTGAACTGGTTTTGGCTAATATTGCCTTGGTAGCCCGCCAGCGCCATCTGGTTGGCCGACGACTGGTTGTTGGCCGCGGCGCCTTGGGCTAGCTGCGCATTGAATTGGCCGGCCGACTGGTTGGCCATGGACGCTTGCAGGGATGCCTGCTGGTTTTGAATCGCGGCGGCTTGTTGCCAGTCGCCACTTTGGACCGCGGTGTTGTAGCGGGTTTGCAAATTGGCCAAGTCGGCCTGGATGGCAGCCGCTTGGTTGGCTTGGCCAGCAGTGAGCTGGTTGCCGACGTTTTGGAACTGGCGCTGTTCGTCGGCGCCTTGCACTTGCTGGGCAAAGCCAAGGTCTTGGAACTCCCGCTCGCGCCGGTAGCGGTCGCGGTTGAGCAACTCGGCCGCGGCTGCCGCATTGCCGGTGACCATGCCGCGAGCGGCAAAACTCTGGCGCGCCGACTGCACAGCGTCTCGACTAGCTTCAGGACTGGGGCGCCCGGCATTTTGCACTCCGCTCATGGCGCGGCCCATTAGCGCTTGGCCAAGTGATCCGGCGCCGACTTGTGCTGCCGAGATGTCTCGGGAGGTCGCCTGGCCCACGTTGCCCATCGTTGAGGCGCCGATTTGTTGGGCGCTGACACGGTCGTTGGCTTGGGCCGCCTGCATCATGGCCGCCTGCGGGCCGCCGACAAAACCCGCCTGCGCCGCTTGGCCGGTGACCGTATTGGCCTGCGCGCCCTGCACCTGCTGCGCCTGCACATTGGCAACGTTGCCCATGTTGGCCGCTTGGCCGCGTTCTAGGTTGGCCGTTGCCGCCGACATGGTCGGCGCGGCGCCGAGCTGGGTAGCCGCTGACTGCGCGCCGGCGGCGTTGTTGAAGTTGACGTCTTGCGCCTGGTAGCCCTTGTTGAGGGCGTCCATGAGCTGCTGTCCGGCCGGCCCAAGCTGGCCGGCTTGCTGCAGGTAGGGCAGCGCGGCGTCGAGCGCCTGCCTGGCCTCGGGGAACTTTTCGGCCAGAAGATCCGCAGCCGTCGGCCCGCCCTGCATGTTGGTTTTTTCCCAATCGGTGATGCGCGCCCGCTGGGTATCCACGCGGCCCTGAGCCGTTGTGACGGTCTTTTCCGCGTCCGTAATTTTGGAGTTAAGGCGGTTTAGCTCCTTCTTTTGCTTGCCGCTCAGACCGTCAATGGCCTCGATGTCCTGCAACTCGGCAACCCGCGCTTGCCAAGTGGCAATGTCGCTATTGAGCTTGTCAATGTTGGCCAAGTCTTTTTTCGTCGCTGAATCGACCGACTTGTTAAGGGCATCAAAGTCGCTGCGTTTGGACGGGTCCATGAGCAGACCGCCGCCGGTCTGCAATACCTCCAAAATGCCGGCCAAGGCCGTGCCCAAGCTGTTGACGTTACCGGTGGCGGCGGCTCCGCTGAGGGCGGTTACTCCACTGGCCCCGGCATTATTGGTGACGCCGGCGCCCGGCGCGTTGACGGTAGGAACGCTCATTCTGTGTCGTCTTTCTTTTCTTCGATGTTGACCTTGGCCAGCAGCTCATTGAGTTGCGTTGCGGCAAATTCCAACAGCGTGCGGTTGGCGCTCACGCGGGCTGCGGCGTAGGCTTCGATTAGTTCGGCGAGTTGGGGTTTCATGTTAGTGCAGATCGACCCAGCTTCCGTTGTAGACGCGCAGCTTGTTGGTCGCGCTGTTGTAGTAGACATCGCCGGTTTCGCCGCCTGCGGGGTCGGATGCGAGCGGGAGAAATCGGATTTGGCCGGTGCCCTTGACGCGCATGGCCGTGCTGCCGCCGGGTTCAATGAACACCTTCACCGTTCCATTGGCGAATAAAGCAAGGTTGTGATTGTTTGGAGTTCCAATCTCTGTGATTCCCGCTCCCGACGATTCCTTGCGCACCGCGAATTGAACACCGTTTGCGTCCACCCAGAGCGCCTCGTTGCCGGCCCCATTCAACGCTGGCCCAACGACAGTTAGTCTATTGGTTGGGTTCGCCGTCCCAATCCCCACATTCCCGCTGGCGTCGATGCGCATGCGTTCGGTGTTGTTGGTGCCAAACCAGAGCGACGTGTTGTCGATTGTCTTTAGATATGTTTCTGTCGCCGAGTAGTAAATTTCACTTCGGTTGTTTCCGTTATTTTTGCCAAACGTCATTCCGCTACCATTCGTTCCGACAAGCGTGAGCGTTGTGTTGTTGGCGTAATTGACAGGTGCCGTCGTCCCAATCCCCACATTCCCGCTGGCGTCGATGCGCATGCGCTCCGTATTATTCGTCCCAAACGACAGCGCAAAGTTGCCGGTGTTGGTGATCGAGCGGTTGGCCGTGCTGACGGTGATGTCTTGGGCGCCGAAGGCTGGCGCGATCTTTGTTCCAGCAATAGCGGCAGAAGCATTGACATCAGCGTCCACGATGACGCCGGACCCGATGGCCGTGACGCCGGAGCTGTTGACCGTCACGTCGCCACTCAATGCGGTTGCCGTTGGCACGTTGCTGGAATTACCCAAAAGCACCTGTCCTGCAGTTATGTTGGCCAGCTTGCTGTGGGCGATGGCGGCGGCGGCATTGACCTTGGAGTTAGTGATAGCGCCGTCTTCAAGTTTGCTTCCAGCAATCGCCGCATCGCTCTTGATGTCGGCGTTGACGATGTCGCTGACAGTGCGGGCGTCGTTGAGCTTGGTCGGCGTAATCGTGTCGCCGGAGGTGAAGGTGTAGTCGTAGGAGGCCATAGTTATGCTGCGTTGCGGGTTTCGGTCGGCGGACGGCTCGGGCCGTGCGCCTCAATGGAGACGTTGCGGATTTCCGGCCGGTCGGCCGTGGTTTCAAAGATGAGTTCGCAGTAGTGCGCTTTTTGGCGGATTGGTTGCTTGAGGGTGTAATCTTCGCTCAAGCCCGAGGTGTTGGTCTGACCTGGCACTAAGGTGATCTCGGCGTCGGGATTGATGGTGACAGCTTTGACGGTGATGCCAGCGGTGTTTGGCAGCACGACATCGGCGAGCGAACGGACGAAGCGCTTGGTCGTCATACTTCCCATGCCGTATCGGCGGGTGCGGATGCTGCCGATTACGGGGCTAGTGCCGGAGCTGACAGCATTGTCGTCTACGGCGTTGTTGTTCTCTTCGAGGAGATACAGGTTGCCGGCGCGAGGGATGGAAAAGATGCGGCGCTTATTGTCGTAGGTGCCGACAAGAATCTGGTTGACCGCTGCGCTGCTCGGGTAAGTGTCGCGGTATTCCCACTGGTCGTTGAGGGAGTTGTAGGCAATGACAAGCTGGTTGCCGTCGAGCGGGTCGGTGCTGGTCGGCAGTGCGACAACGTAGCGGTTGTTGTGCCACAGGCCGAAGGCGGACTTCTCAACGCGTGATTGCACGACGGAGTCAAACAGGTCGGCGATGGGTTCTGAGAGCGGCTTAGTGTCGCCGCGCAGTTTGAGGTCGAGGCGGCTGTCGAGACGGTAGATGCCGGCGTCTGATAGAAAGAAAACAAAGCTGCCCGCCGTGACGATGGTGTTGCGGCCGGAGCAGCCGATCTCGTTGGTCAGGAGGGTGAGGCTTGTGACCGGCGAATCCACCGCAAAGTCGCTGCCATCGGTCGATGCGAATTGGTTGAGGGTGGCCAGCCAGATGCTTTTGCGGCAAAAGACGAGCGCTTGTCCTTCGACCCACGGGTGGATGGCCACGATGCGGTCGTCGCCGCCGGCGCCAGCGCGGAAGCTGTTGAAGAAAGGATCAAAAAGGTCTGGGTCTAGAACATCGCTAATGCCGACCGTGTCGCGGTTTTTGGCAATCCAGATACGGTTGTTGATGTAGCTGGCCCAGCCTACCGAGGGCATCTTGGTAAAGGTCGGCCCTTCGGCGGGCACGCCGGCTGCCGCGCGGACGAAGTTGCCGCTGCCGCCGTCCCAGTAGAGCGGCGGCTTGACCCGGCGCACGGTGCGCCCGGCGGCGGCGCCGTCAGTCGCGGTGCCGGCAGGCACGGTGATGGTGAAAGTGTCGGCGTCGGGGGCGGTCTGGACGTCAAATTCGTGGCCATCAAAGGCGGGCGTGGTGCTGCCCTCCAAGCGCACCCGCATGCCGGCCGCGTAGCCGTGCGCGTCGCAGTTGACCGTGGCGGTGGTGGACGACACGGTTATTCCGCCGGCCGTCACGTCCTTGGCCTCCCAGCCACTGACGGTGCGGTCGGCTTCGCGTAGGATGTAAAGCCGGTTGAAGGCCTGCACCACAGAGACTGTGTCTGTGGCGTCTACCCGCTCGTTCGGCGAAGTGGGATAGGTCTTGAGCACAACAGAGGTGCCATCGCGCCACAGGTAGGCTTGGTCGTGGCCGACGAGGCAGAGGTATTCCTTCGCGTTGTCGTAGTTCTGGCTGGCAAAGACGCCGGCCGCGTAAAGCCCGCCATCGTAGCTGTCGCGCACTTCCGGCCCATTGTTGACGATAATGGTGCCGGTGGCCGGCGTGGTCGGCGATCCGATGATGGGATAGGTGAATGTGTCCGCGTCAACGACCGTAATGAGAAAGTCGCCGTTGTATTCGGTGTCATCCGCGCCGCGAATGTTCACTTGGTCTCCGGTAGTGTAGCCGTGGCCAGTGACGGTGGCCGTAGCCGTGCCGCCGCTTTCGGTCAGCGAGGTGACGGCCTTGTCGGTGCCAAGCGTGAAATTCAATGTCAGCGGGGCGCCGGTTGTGCCGATGGCGTCGGTGAGCCGCTTGCTGCCTTTGCGCGTCGTGGCCACGCCGCGTTCTAGGCGCATGTTCACGCTGTCCTGCAGCATGCCCGGCTGCAGCGTCAGCGGGTTCAGCCGGCTGGCAAAGCCGATGAATCCGTTGTCGCCGTCGCGCTGGACTGGACTTTCGAGGGGCATTACTTGCTGGTTAAAACGTAAGAAAGGGTCTTGGCGTTGTTGCGCTTCATCTCCGACTCAACGAGCGTGATGAAAGCGGGCCACTGGGCGGGCGGCAGGACAGAACATCCTTCGCTGCCAGGGCCGCGGGTGGCGGGGCCGCCGCGGTGGACGTTGATGCCAAACCAGCCGGTCTCTTCCTTGTCGTCGCGGACGACGGTGACCGGAGCTGCTTGGACCAGAGCGCGGTAAGGGTTGCCGCGCCGAATGCCATGAAGTCCGAGTTTGTATTTCCAGACTCCCGGCTTAAGGACGGCATAGGGCTTCTTGATTTTGGGGTTCTTCCCGTAGCGGTCGGGATCGACCGAGGCATTGAACGTGGCATGCACGTCGCCGCCGCTGCTGATGAGGATGAGGGCGTCGTCGTAGATGCCGCGCGAGTTGCCGGGCTTCTTGTCGAGGTTGCTGTAATAGCCGCGCACGCCGACCAGCACGACGGGATCGCTGACCTTGTGCTGCCGGAGCAGCGCATCGGTCGCTTCCTTCTTTTGCTTGGGGCGGGCAGCGGGGATCATTAGTGCTTGGCGAGTTCAGCGGCGGCGGCTTCGACGGTCACGGGGCCGACATAGCCGTCTTCCTTGAGCATGACGCCGCGTCCGTAGGTGTTGAGCAGCGCTTGGATCTGGCGGCCGTAGTCTTTGAGGATGTTCGCGGGGAGGCGCGTGACGGCGATGTCGAGGATGCCCCAGATGATGCCGGCGATGACCGCTTCGTTCACGCCGAGGGCGCGGACGTCGAGGCCGCTCTTGGTGGCAACGTAAGTCAGCGCGGCAGCAGCGGCAGCCGTGACTAGCTTTTGGAGCAGGGGACCGCCGCGACTAAGCAGCAGGCGGACTAGTTGGCGTTCTACGAAGGATTTCATTGTTCGGGCTTTTTCCACTCCTTGTAGGAGTTGTAGAGGTTCGTGATATTGGGAACGTAGGTAATCATCACCTTGATCGACCCCCAGTCGCCGGCCTGCGTCTTCTCGCCGTCCACCGGCGGAAGAGGAATGGTCACGCATCCACCAAGGATAAGCGCGATGGCCATTGCTGCGGCGAACTGCGGGCGGCATTTCATTACAGCCGAGCGTTGTTGTCCTTGGCCTGCACCAAGCCCCAGCCAGCGAGGATCGAGGTAACGATGAGTCCGAGGTCAGGCAGCGCGTCCGTGGCGAGGTATTCTTTGGCGCCGGTCGCCAAGGCGATGATGATGGTCAGGATGCCGATGGTCGTTGTTTTCCAGTTTCTCATTTGTTCTCTTTTTGTTTTCTGCGCAGGTCGTGAAGGACCGAAATTAAGGTGACCACACCGACTGCCAGACCAACGCAAAGGCCGGCGACGCGGAGATAGACTTCAAGCTGCGAAACCAGCGAGACAGCCGCCGAGCCGATGCTGGCAAACGTCCCCAGCGCCCCGCGCTCGACCGTGCTCATGTGGCTATGCAGCAGGCTCATGGCTATTTGCGGTAAGCGATGACGGTTCCGCTGTGCAGCTTGATCGCAGTGAAGTAGCCGTCGATGGTCGTGCCGGCCTTGATGAGCGCGGCGCTGGCCTCGGTGGCGTTTGCGGCGCCAGTAAGGTTGCCGGTCAGCGTGTGGAACTTGGTGTCGGTCATCACGTCGATGGAGACGATGTCGGCGGTGACGGTGTTGGTGTCGCCGATGAATTGGCTGCCGGACGTGCGGTTCGTGATGCGGGTATTCGGGTGCATAGTTAGTATTGGTTGACGCGGGCCGTCCACATGCTGGGCTGCCCTTGTTGGAAATAGTATTTGTCGCGCTCGCTGATCAGCTCGGCTTCGGCCTTCTGCTCCATGAGCAATGCCTTGTCCATTTGGCCGTCTTCCTCTTGGAGAGCAGCCGTCAGCATGTAACCGACCGCTTTGGCGAGCACTGCCGGCACGGTGGCCGTAAGGTTGCTCGCGGTGTAAGTGTCGGGCCGCAGGCGGTAGCGGACGTAAACCGTCGTCGGCAAATCGGTGCTCTGCGGGAACCTGATGGCGCTGGCGAGGAGGGTGAAGCCGATTTCCCTCGGGGCGACATGGGTGTTCGGGTTGTCGCGCAGGACACTAAACACTTCGCCCATGGGCGTCTGGCCGACCTGAGCGTAATCAATATAGAAGCCATTGGTCGCATCACCCTGCACCGTGCGGCTTTCCACGCGGCACAGCTCCGGCCAATCGGCCCAGGTCCAGCATTGCTCGATGGCGTCGTTGGCGGCGGCGACAAGCATGGTCTGCGCGCCGGACGGCACGTTTCCGATGGTGCCGGCGTCGTTACCGACACGTTGCCAGGCGCGGAGCAAGATGGATTGTAGAGTGACGGTGCGCATTAGCTGTTAAGTGCGTTCATAGCCGACTGGACGGCGGCTTCAAAGGTGACGCTGGGATTCGGCCAGTCGTTACGCGGCGCCGGATTGGCAGCGAACATGGTGAGGATCTGCTGCAAGTAGGCTTCGACGGCGTCCAGCTCGGCGCAGGTTTTGCCTGCGGCGGTGAGGGACTGGCGCAGATACAAAAGTGTGGGCTGGCGGTCGCCTGCGAGGCCGACACTGCGGAGGTGTTCTTCGGCGGTGACGCTGGGCGGCGGCGTGGGGATGAGTGTGCGGGTGGCCGCGTCCCAGATGAGAGCGCCGTTTTGCAAGCCTTCGCCTTGCTCGTCGGTGAGCGGGAGCGCGGTGATGCCGCTCGGCAGCGGATCGGCGATGACGGTGCCGATGCTGACACTTTGGCCGCTTGCGGTGTTATAGAGGATGTGCCAGTTGTTCATGGTCAGACTTTCGGAACGGCGATGATGCAGGCGTCGTATTTACTGGGATTCGCGCTGATGTTGTGGCGGATGGCGAGGCGGCTGCCGGTGGGGACTTCGCGGCCAAATAGGTTCGGACTTCTACCGGCTGGGAGAGAAAAGTTTTCAGTGGCTCCAAACGCAAATTGGATGTAGCCGAATGCGACCTCGCTGCCTGCTGCGCCAACGCCGATCTCGTAGGCGGCGTCACCCTGCGATGCAGTGTCGGTGTCGCTGGTGGACGGGGCGATGGCGAAGCCGATGTAATTTTTGGTTGTGCTGTCTTCGATCTCCACCCATGTGCCGGATGATCCGCTCATGGCTGTGCCTGTGCTGGTCGCAGTGTCTGTGCCCAAAACGTCAACGGTCGTGCCGAGGCTTGCCGTATCGCCCGCGTTAAGCGCAAAGAACTCTCTGGTGCTTATGGTGGCGGTTTGCGATGCACGAACGCCTTGGATGCGAGCGGCAATGCGGGAGCCGGATGGAATTTCGACTGGAATACTGTAAAACGATCCCGCCGATCCGCCGATGGCGAGATTGGGAACTATAACAGTCTCGCTGCCCGATGCGCCGACTCCGATGTCAAGGAGGGTGGCTGAGTCGGCTGTCGATACGTTGACGCCTGACAAAAAGAATCGGATCAACGTCGTCACATTGCTGGTGCTGGCGATGAGTTGCGACCAACTGCCCTTGGTGTGCGGCGTGGCCGAGGCGGTGAGCGTGACGGAGCCAGTGTTCCATGAAGCCGCGAGGATTTCATTCTGGTAAAACCACGGCTTGTCCGCGAAGAGCGGCGTGGCACCGAGGTAGGCTTTTTGCAGGAGGGCCATGGCTTACGGGTCGGTGATGAGGAAGAGCGTGGCCGCGTCGGGACTTCCGATGGCGTTGTATTCGGCTTGGGTGAGCGAGACGATGTTGTTGACCACGTCGCTGCCGCTGCCTGCGCTGGTGTCGCTGACGACGTTGACGCCAGAGCGGTCGGCGGCCGTCAGCGTGCGGGTAGTGCCGGTGGTGATGCCGGAGAGTTGGAAGGCTAGATTCTTGGAGCTGTCGCCGTTGTCGTAGAGCAGGAAGTTGGCGTCGTTGAAGACATCCGGCAGAATGCCCGCGTAGGTCCAGTCAGTTGCGCGTGTTCCGGTGGTGGCAACGCGAATGTAGATGCCCGCGGGCTTGCGGTTGATGAGCCAAGTGCCTTCGGGTTCGCGGACGAGGTAGGCGCTGTCTACGG